GTTGAACACTGCGAACAGGATGCTCGTTGTGTTGTTTGGGTCGCGGAGCGCGAACCACACCTCGGTGTCCTTAGGATTGTGTATAGCTGACGTAATCTCGGTGTAATACGACAACGTGTCGTCGAGCTTCAGGCCGACAGGCGTGATGCTCATGTCGCGAGCAAGCAGCTCAATCGAACGCTCGCTCTTGAAGAACACGCCGACAGGCGTCTCGATGACAGAACGGTGGTCGACGCACCCGATGCCATGAGGCATACGAACTGGCGTACCGAGCGTGTTCGAGACGTAACCACGATTGACGGCGCTTCCGGTGTCGTCCGGCATGTCGCCAGGCACGAGCCACGTCATGCCGCGCTTGAAGATGATGAGCAGCGATTCGAGCGACGCGAGCCCCGTGACCGCTCCGCCGTCCTCAATCTGGATGGTGAGGGCGTCGTTGAACCCAGGCGCATCAGTCGGAGACAGCTCCTTGCTGAACCAGACGACTGTCGCGTCGTCCGCTCCACCTAGGATGAGTCGGTTCTGATGCACCGTCATGCAGAGCGCAGAAGGGGGTGCCACGTTGTCGAGGCCGCCGCCAACGGTGTAGAGCACCGGCTGCGACAAAAGGCCGTTGTAGTCGCCTTGTGGGCCGTCGAAGCAGCGAAAGTTGTTTGTCGCAAGTCCGTATGGATTGTCCCCAGGACCACCAGCGTTAGACGATGAATACGGCACAACTCCACGAGTTGCGTTGCGACTAATCGTGAAGTCGTTGCTGTACTGAGTCAGGAAGTTCGAGAACGGCACCTTGTAGAACACCGTCGCAAACGGCTCAGCTGTGAAGTACGGCTGGAGCACCACGCGACGAGAGTCGCTGTCCGCAGTCTTGAGTCGGTTCGTCAACTCCATACGCGGAGCAAAGAAGCCGTAACGGTATTCATCAATGTCTCCACCGTTGACCGGAATTTTGGTGGAGGAAGATGGATCTGGCTCGTATTCTTTGTACGTGATGTACGAGCATACTGAGAATGTAACAGCCTGACTTGGCGCGCTTCGCACCACCCTCCCAGTTCCATCCACCGACTCGTAACACCAGCACGCGAGGAAGTCGCCATTGGCGACAGTTGGCGTATACACACTGTTTTCGACAGAAGATACAGTGGCAGCCGAACGAGGAGCCCACAAGGACAGCTTCACGCTGTATCCAGCGTCAACCATGGCACCATACCCAGACTGGTATCGACCATAGTAGTGCTTGTTCCCAAGCTGGGAAAGACCAACGCCACTGTTGTACTTGCCACCAGTAACCTGCATGAGACGTGGGTCAGCATAGACAGACTGATAGTCCTTAGTCGGATCACCGCCCCAGTTTGTACTCATGCGAGACCAGTACATCGGAGTGTCGATTCCAGTAGGATTAAGATACTCGTCGGTGAACTCGTTCTTGGCCTTAAAACCAGCCTCGTATGCAAACCATGGCCTTGAGATGTTGATCAGAAACGGACCACCAAACGAATACGTTCGATACGCCGAAGAGTTCAGCGTCCAAAGATTCCCTGGTGCAAACTTGGCATTTGGGTCATACAGCAATGCCGGGTCTGGTTCATACGCGATGCTTGTCAGGTCTCGCTGCGGCCACAACAGCATCGCGACTTCACTGCAAGATGAGCCATCGAACGAGCTTGGGATGCCGCCGTTGACAACGGTGTAGTCCCCCCACTGCTTCATCGCCCTCCAATCCTTTGCTGAGAACGAGTAGTCCAAGGCAAAGATGTCGCTGCCGCCGACATTCTGCCCCTGACGAATGGCCCCAAGCGAGAACAGGTAAGCTCCGTCCGAACTAAACCTAGGACAGTTGAGTGGAACCGCTGCGGTGCGCGGCATGTTCATCGACTCGACGAAGACACCTTTGTTGCCATCATAGACAACGCCACCAGCATACTGGACTGGCGTCCCATCAATCGGGTTGAGGCTCGTTTGGACGGTCGCCTCGCCGTTCGTAAACGAGACAAAGAACGAACTTCTCTGAAGATCGTCTCCGCCAGGCATAAGCACGCATCCATACCTGCCACTGGACAGCTTAACCAACCCGCCAGTCATTCTCCATGGCCCGCCAACCGCACACCAGATTGGCCTTGCGACAGATGATCCCGTTGTCGCGTAATCGTTGAGGTCCCACCTTGTTTGAAACGCAGGTGCCCACGGGTACACCTCGAAGTAGTTGCTTCGAGCAAACGGACTAACGTAGCCGAGTGGCACATCTCCGTTTGGACCACTGAATGTTGCCGCCGACACGGATGACACCGCGAGGATGATAGAGTTCCCAACGGTCGCAACGTCCCAACGGTGAACGCACTGCTCAACGCCTACGCTCGTTTCGACAATAGTCTGCGCAACAGGCTGCGTGTTCGCGCCAATGTCGTTAAAAACTGGACTTGTGTTGGTGTTTCCAACGGCACTGTTGAAGTCGTCAAACACGCGGATGGTTGCTGGAGGCACCGCAATCGGAGCGCCCCACGCGCCGCTGTATGGATTGGCTCTGGTCTCAATTGAGATGATGTCCGTCAGAGCTGGTGCTCCGAGCACATTCGCCGTCACGTCTCCACGCCCATCATAGAGATCAACCTCTACTGGGATGCCAGCTGCATCAAAAGCGATGACAGCAAGACACTTAACTCCTGCTGCGCTGGACAGTCGGCAGAACCTAACCGAGTTTGCTAGTGCAAGACTAACGACGTTAGCGCCAGCGATGCGCACGCTCGTTACGTTTCTCTGGTTAATGGCAGCATCGTCTATGGATGTTAGAGCCACATTGTTCGGCTCAATAACATTGACGGAGTTGTCCGATGGGTACTGGTGAAGCTGGCGAAGCTGATTCGCGAAGACGCCAGAGTTCACAATCCTCGTGTTAGAAGGACTTCCTCGAAAGATGGTTGGGTTGTTGTACGCAGCAAGGCCGCCCTGAACAACAAGGCTAAGCGAGTACGTTTGCACAGACCCATCGTCAAACTCGGCAGTAACGATAGACAGTGGCGATGTCAGCGCGGAGTAGACAAACGGATAGATTCTAGTACCAGTCGCGCTAGAACTTCCGCTGTACTTGCTCTGGTACATCGCGCCAGTTGAGAACAGAGCGAAGCTATCCTCGGTCTGAAAACCAGAGCGGTGAAGCCATGCAAACTCGTCAAACGCAATCGAGATCGTTGATGCCGAGCAGTTTGCACGAGTAACCACAAACTTGCCATCAAGATACAGTGGAGCAGTGTCCATCTCATGGACAGTTCGCACAGAGATAGCAACGGTTGACGTGACAGGGCTGCTCTCAAGCACTACGCCACGCGGAGTGCGTCGATTCCAGTCATGAACGCTGTACGTCGTTGAACCATATGCGTTTGCAGCATCCAGGACGCCTCCACCATAGGTGTGTACGACGGAGAAGGCTCCAGTTGTAACATCGAACGACAGCAACTTTAGAAGCACGTCAGACGACGCTGGAGATGTGTCCGGTTCGCAGTATGCAAACAGCATGTACTGCTCGTTGTAGACACCTGTAATATCAAACGATCTCCAGTACGGACGACCTGTGAACGGAGTTTGAATCAAGTCCGTCGACTTGATGCTTCCGCTCGTCGAGATGACGGCGAATGCCTCGATGACTGAGTAGTCTCGACGGAATGCTACGACCCAGTGACGATCGTTTCCCGAAGAACCCCTCGACATAGCCATTCGCAGGTCGCTGCACCGCGTCGTGTCATTGCCAAATGAGTCCTTGATTCTCACAGGTGCCGTAACGAACGCTCCATCAGAAACGCGCTGCACGGCTGCATACACGCCATGTGTTCCAACCGGCTGCGTCGAGATAGCTCGATCGTTTGTCAGGTCCTGGCCGTTCCGATACCCAAGCACCCAGACAGTGCAACGAAGTTGCCCGTCGTCGCTCAGCATCGACTCGACTTCGATTACCTCGCCGCCAGTAGAATCAACGGGGTGCAGCGTCCCATAGCACGACGGCAGCTTGTTTACGGCCCGGTAGCCGTGATCGGCATCTGAGCCAACATACTCAAACAGCGTATCGCCAGCAGCCAGGAGCAGCTTTGAACCGTCCTTGCCGCTATATGCGCTCAGCGCCTGCATATCAATAGGAAGTGCCGTACCATCAAACGTCTGGGCTGGAGTGCCAGGAACACCAGTCTTCTGAAGGTACTCGAAGCCTTCGCGCTTCTCGATGCGGCCCGTCTTGCGTACGACGGCGTTCTCCAGCGACGCCATCGCAGGAGGCTGAAGCTGGTCCGGGTCCGTGTACTCGTCGATGCTGCCGACAAAGGGAACCTGAAGAACTTGGTCACGAGTCGGCATCAGAAAATCTCCAGGTTCAATCGAACGGGGTCCAGGATGTCATCCCCGTTTTGGTCTTTCGGCGGGATGAGGCGAAGACGCATAATCTTCTGCCCGAGTGGGCCTGGAACTTCAACCACTTGCAGGTTGGGAGCGGCATATGGAGCGCTGTTCGCGTTTGGCGTGTCGGTCACGACCTTGGCGATGTTGAAGCCAGCCGCGTTACGCCCAAGGCCGTGAGGGATGTCGACAATCTGGCCAGGCTTAAACGTAATACCCTGATCGGGCATCTGCTTTGAGAGGCTGCTGACGAGCTGCTTCGGAGGAGGCTGTTGGCGAAGGCTCTTGGTGACCTGCGCAAGCGACTCCTGCACCGCGTTGGCGAGCGGGTCCTTGGCGTCGCGGACAAGGAACTGAGATGGCTTGTCCTGCTTCGGCATTGGAGCCTCCTAGAAGCGTCGTGGATAGCTAGACGAGTATGGCCACATGCCCGAGTTGAACGACACGTCCGTGATGCGCTTGGCCTGGCCAGCGTCACGGTTTGCCGCAACGGTCAGAATCCTCGTCCAGATGCGAGAAGCCTGACGTTCGAGCTGCGACGTGTCGCTCTCTTCCTTTGCGAGCAGCTTCGTAGCCGCGTCGAGCACGACCCACTCTTCCCATCCAGAGCGACCGTCAATCGTATCACTGTCAGAAGTCAGGTACTTCGGGTTTGGGTAATACCAAACGCGCAGGTTCGAGATGCCGTTCGAGTTCCCAGGGATGATCTCGATTGCATCGTTCTGCGACACGGGGTCCTGAATGACGCGGTACGCGATGATAGGGAAGTACGGCGTCAAAGCCGGCGTCGCGTTGTAGATGTTGCGCTCCTCCCAGTTGAACCGGGGGAGGTTGACCGTGCAGTTGCCAGAGTAAATCGCGTCTACACCGCGCACCTGGTACACGTCCGTGGCAAGCCCACCGGACGATGCGGTCCTCGTTGCGAAGACGTAGATACCACCACTGGTAGCCGACGGGATGTCAACGTACTTGAGGTAGTAGTCCTCTCCCGTGGCGAGGAGCTGGTCATACATATGAGCCCAGCTCTCGTTGATGCAGCGGTCGACTTCCGCGTTCGTAACGAAGGCGGAGTTCACCATGTCCGCACGTTGGCGTACTTCCTCTCGAAGCTGAGCAAGCGTTCTCGTGCGAGCCATGGTGAACTCCTATCCCTTCATTCGTCTTCGTAGTCGTCGCCACACATCGAGGCAAGCGCCTCAAATGCCATGGCTCCGCCTTCGTCGTCGCCAGACTCGAACGCCTTCCGCATCTTGCGGAAGAGCTTCACCTTCTCAGGCGAAGGACCGTCCGAGCCCATCTTGGAAGAGGAGGGAGCATCCTCCTCTTCCATGTCCCCGCCCTTGCCCTTACCGAGCATGGCGATGAGCAGGCCCTTACCCTTCATGCCGTCACGCTCGTAGTGGCACAGGTGATCTCGAAGGTAAACCCGTCAAGAGCCGTGTTTGCAAACGCGGCAAGGTTGCCGGTTGCAGGGTTGACGACCTTGATTTGAAGGCCGACAGACTGAGAGAGGATGTTCACAGCAGCAGGCAGCGCGTACAGATGGCGTTGGTTTGCGCCGGTCGGGTCTGCAAGCTGTGCCTCAAGGTTCCAGGCATACACAGTCGTGACGGCGCTGGCGTTGGTCACGCTCGTAAGTGCGCCCGTGGTACCATTGAACGTCGCGGTAACACCCGTGCCAAAGAGCACATAGTAGATACCAGTGACGCCAGAGGGGAGGAACGTGAACCCCTTACCCGCAAGATTCGGGGTTGCCGCATCCGCGCCCGTGACACGCCCGGAGATACGAATATCTCCAGGGATGTTGGTGCGCATCTGGCTGCGCGTAGAGACGTTGTTGATAGATGCCATGTTAGGCTCCTTTCACTCGGCTGTTCAGCTGCCCCAGCCGTAGAGGTAGCCGTTAGAGCCGGGGTTGTCGCAACCAATCTGGTAGTACGACGCGAAGCGCGCCTGGTAGTCGTCGCTGTCCATGAGACGGAGGAAGTTCACGCCGTCCCAGTCGACGAGCTGGAACATGCCGCCCGGAGCCGTGGAGATGCTCCACGACGGAAGGTTGAGCATGTACGCCTCGCCACGCGGGCAGAACGGGTCCTCGATGAACGGGATAGCGCCGTTCTGACCAAGGAACACAACCGACTGGAAGTTGAGGTTCTGCTTCGGGTCCTGAGCCGGGATGCGGATCACGTCCGAGAGCGCCGACTTCTTGAGGGTCGCGATGTCGAGCGTGTTGGCCGCAATGGCCGTCGGGTAGCCCATGCCCTGGAAGAGAATGTTGGCTTCGAGGTCCTGGAGGGCCTCGACCATGTTCTTGCCAGCGGCGTTGAGAACCGAGCCGCCAAGGCGAACCTTGTCCGACGCGCGGTTGAGGCCGAAGAGCGTGTCGCCGTACGGCTGCTGACCGATGAGGCCACCCGCAATCCACTGCTTGATGCCAGCCGGCGAACGCGCGTTGGTGTCGTAGCTCGTCGCCGTGCCGTCCGGAACGATGCCGTCGCCGTCACGGGTGATGATAGCGCCAGCCGGCCAGGTCGCGGCAGAGGCGAGCGTGAGCGTCGCCGAGCCCGTCGCGAGGTCACGGTTGACCGCCGTGATCTGACGGACCATGTTCGTCGCGCTGAACGTGTTCGTCAGCGCACCGGACGAGAGGTCGATGTACTGGCCAGCGAACGACTCCGCGCTGTAGAGCACGATGTACATACCCGCCTCGAAGTTCGCCACGTCGGCGGAGTTCGAGAGGGTGATGGTCGTCGAGGCGGTGCCCGCAGCGCTGACAGCGCCGATGCGGCCCGTGCCCGAGCCGTAGATGAGGCGACCGGCGCTGTTCTGCATGCCGCGAACGACGCTCTCGGTGCGGTTGCGCCACACGTTCACGAGCGAGCCGGGGTCGACCGCCGTACGCATGACCTCGCCAGCAACCTGCGCGAAGCCGTAGTGCTGGACGCGGAACAGCTCGAAGCGCTTGTAGCTCTCGGCGCTGTCCTTGTGCGCGTACGCACGGTCGAACGAGGAGCCGAAGCCCTGCGGGTTGGTGGTCTGGAGCGCGAGGACCTTCTTCTCGCCCGTGAAGTCGGAGACAACCGGGATCTTCGAGAGAAGAGCCTGCTTGTTGTACGAGAGGTTGGGGACGCCCTTCTTGTAGAGGAGCTTGAGGACTTGCTCGACGGCGGTGACGTTGCTGGAGATAGGCATTGTTTTTCCTTAGTTAGCTGACTTCTGCATCTCTTGACGGGCCACCTCGATAAGCATAGCCGTCTGCTCATCCCGGCTAAGATCATAGAGGTTTTTCGGACCCCCGAGCCGTGTCTCGGATGCAGAAGCCTGAGACGGCGACCGGGGCTTGCTAGTAGCTGGCGCTGGCTGGGCAGCCGCTTTGGCCGCGCTCTTGCCCTTGATGCTGCCGAGCTTCTTCGAGTACTTTTGCTCAAGGAACCACGCGATGTCTTCGTCCTGAACCTCGTCAGGGTCCCCACCACGGGAGAGGAAGTCGCGTGCGACGCCCTCGGCCTCACGAATGAGCGCGTACGGGTCGTCGGAGAACCACTCGTAGAGCGACGGGTAGTCTTCGCTCGTAATCATCGAGCAAAACTCCTGCTGCTCACGCAAAGTCTCCGCTTCCTCAGCCTTGCGGCGGGACATCTCCTGCGCTTCTTGCTGCTGACGCTCGAAAGCGTCAATCTTGGCCTGGAGAGCCTGCATCTGGGCGAGCATCTTTGACTGCGGAGTGTTCTCCTCCAGCGCAGCCTGCGTAAACTCGTCGAGGTTGATGCCAAGCTCCTGCAAAGCCGTCAGCGGAGAGGTCTTGAGCTTGCTCTTGAAGCCATCCACGTCGAAAGACGACGCCTTGGGAGCCTCAAACGAGCGCGCTTGCTCGTACTCACGCAGCTTTTCGGCCATCTCGGCCTGACGACGAGCCTCGGCCTTGGCTTGCTTGGCCGCACGGGCCTTCTCCATGCGGCTACGGATGACTTCGCGCGGGTCGATGTCGTCTTCCGCAGCTTGGGGAGCAGCGCGGGAGGGCTTAGGGGCCTCTTCATCGGCCTCAGAGGCACCAAGATGGGCCTCGGCGATGTCGTTCGACGCAGCCTTGGTCACAGAACCAGCGTCGCCGTGCATGGCCGCACGCGCGGCAGCAACGAGGTCGTCATTCGAGACGCTCGAAGAACCCTCGGAACCCGTATCCACAGCCTCAGAACCGGTGAAATCGCTCATTGTAGCACTCCCATAGAGGCAGGGTTAGGCGGAGCAGCGCCCTCCCCGGCCATTGGGGCGGCACCCTGAGCCATCTCACCGGTCTGCTCACCAGTGGGAGGCGCTTGCGGACCTGGAGCCGCCTGCTCCGGGGCCTGCATAGCGGCGATGATTGCCGCGCATTCTTCGATGTACTGCTGGATAAGCTCCAGCTTCTTCTGCGGAACCTTGTCGACCATGCACTTGGCCAGGAAGAGCTTGGCGCGCTCTTGGGCCATCACAGGGTCGATGTACTCGGACGGAGACGTGTAGCGACGAGACTCGACCATCTCGTAGAGCTGCATGTCCACGGCGTCGCGCGGGGCGTTCGCGAGGTCTTCCTCGGCGTCGATGTCGGGCATGTCGAGCAAGCGACGCAGGGTCGGCTTGTCGGCGAGGCCAAACTGGGCCATGGAGAGAATCTGCTCGAACTTGGCGGACGGCTGCCGGCTAAGGTTCGAGATGGGGTACATGCGAAGGCGGTACTCGCGCTGGTCCATGCGGACCTCGGACCAGGAAAGCTCCTCAAGGGTGCTCTTGGTCGGACGGGCAACCTTCACGTCGATGTCAGCGGCGAGCATACGCTCAGCCTCGGCGATGAAGAGCTTGGCCACGTCGATGGCAAACTGCTCATGCAGCTTGTGGAAGACGTGCAGGCGCTCGCTCTCGAAGTCCTCGTAGACCTGGAGAGCCTTGCCCGAGGCCGCGCGAAGGCCAGCAGGCAGCTCCGAGTGGGCGCTCATGTTCGAGAGCCCGAGCCCCTGGTTGATCTCCTGCGGGATGCTGGAGCGGTAGGCGTAGGTCTGCGGGTTCACCGGGTCTGGGTTGAACGTCGACGGAGGCGGACCACCAGGGAGGTACTCGATGATGGTGCCGATGCCGTTGTCGAGCGAGACGGTCTTGCCGAGCGTGCCGGCTTGCATGAGGACGTGCGAGCCGCCCATGATGCTGTGAGCCTGCTGGAGCTTGTGCGAGAGCTTGTTGTGCTCTTCCTGGGCAGGGCCAAACTCGAAGACGGCAGAGGAGCCCCAGAAGCCAACGAGGGGCACGTTGCGGCGCTCGAAGGCAAAGGGGAAGAACTCCTCGGTCCACTTCTCGCGAAGCAGGGTAGCGTTCTCGATGCAGACGATGTGCTCGCCGTCATCCGCGCCAGGGCCGGACGGAAGGTGCCACGCCTCGTAGACGTAGATGAGGTCCGAGCCCGAGTTGATGACGAACTGCGCCATCTCCGTGTCGGTGGGGTTGGACACGGACAGGATGGAGCCCTTGCGGAAGGACTTCGAGCCAACGATGCCGTCGCCTTCTGCGTCTCCGTAGAGATGCATGACGACGCTGCGGTCGAGCAGGTGGCGCTGGATGAGATTGCGCGGAGAGCCGTAGCGCGCTTCAGCGTCGGAGACGAAGAGGTCGAGCATGGGCACGACTTCGAGCTGAAGCTGGCCATAGTTCGACGTGACCTTGGCGCAGCCGGTGCCGTCCACGAGAGCGGCGAGGTCGACGCTCATGCACTTCGAGTAGAAGTTCGTGTCCTCGAAGGCACCCTCGATGAAGCGCGAGAGCTTCTCGGCACGACGGCGCTGCATGTAGTCGCCACCGGAGGTGACGGCGTAGGGCAGCGTCTTCACGCGGCTAATCTTGGCAGCCAGCGTGTCGATGCTGTTCTTGAGGTGGTTGATGGCGTAGCGGCGGTCGATGCTGGGGTCGGGAGCCTGACCGTAGGCGGACAGGTCGATGCCGTAGATTTGCTGGCAGCGACGCACCGACACGCGGCGGGACTCCTGCGT